GCTCCAGGAGATACCGTGCACCAGCGTCGTAATCGTAACCTTACAGCGCCCGTTGAACCAGATGCCACGGGTACCAGCACACCTGAGCCACAGCGCCTTGCCCGCCAAATCCCTGCCGTTCGGCACGGAGAAATTCGTCGTTGGCCTTGAACTGGAACCCCTGGCAATCTGCAAGGTCGTGAACTGCCGTGAAGATCCTTTGTTATCGGTACACAGATATGCGGCGACGCTGCCGGGATCGTCTGATTCCATGTCGTCATGGGCACAGATAAAACCGTCATCGTCGTATTCGGAAAACTGGATCGCGGTGGGGTACTCGTTAGCATCCAGCGTAAGACAGCCTGTGTTCGGTGTGCGGTACTCAGCATTGTGCTCACCGGAATAGCTACTCGGCACAGATTTTGCAATACCTGCCGCCCAGTCCGATACCCACCAGCCCAAGCCGCCCCGGTATCCTGTGACGCCAAGATATCCAACCTTTGTCGCCATCTACACCACCGCCTTATACCTTGGGCTTCAGCCAGATCATGCCCGTACTGCCCGTCGGTGCCGCGGAAGAGTAAACAATCTTGGCCGCGTCCAACTTGGTGTTCATCTGGGTGGTGATCGCCTGATCCGTGGCTGCGAGAGAGGCAATGGCCGCCGCGATGGTCTGGCTTCCGGCGGCCAGCCGGTCAACCAGCAGATCCTTGCCGTCCAGAACGACGTTGCCTTCATAGCCATTAACCTTCGTCACAACGCCGCTCGCGTCCGTCGCGATGTAGCTGATGTTGTACAGCTCGGACTGCCCGCCGGTGCTCCAGCTGATCGTCGTCTTAGACCACAGGTACTTGCCCTTGTTAGTCACAAGGTCTGGCATCTCCGCGCTCCAGCCGGTCTCCGGGGCCTGATCATAGCTGTCGCTGATGGCGTACGTCGTAACCGCTCCGTTCAGAGCGTTGTTAAGCTGGCCAATCAGGATGAGGATGCTATTCAGCCAGTCATCATAAGGAGCCGGTGGTACACCACCCTCCACCCCGGTCACGGAGGTATTGACCGTCGTCGGGATAACCCTGCTCTTTTTCAGCAGCCCGTTGTCCGGATGGTTCAGCGCCCGGATTTCCGTATAGCCCAGCCCCGTATGCGCGGTATCGGAGTCCGTGACCGTCCATGTCAGGATTTTCGTATCCGCGTCGTAGCTCGTATTCGTCGTCAGCGGAACAACCGCGTTATACGGCAGGAAAAGCAAATGGAAGACAGGATTGTCATACCCCATCTCGCTCAGTTCTTCCACCCAGGCCGACATGTCGATATTAATCTGGGTCGCGTTGCTCTCGCCCTGCTGACCGATTGTCAGGTACTGAAGCTTCTCGATTTCGTAATCCACCGAAGCCATATCATCTCACCCTCTTCCATGCATAGATTCCGACCAGGTCGGTAGTTACCTGTTCCCATTCGCCAAAGGCAAATGGTTTCACAGGCGTTCCGGTTTCACTCGTCCTCACGCTCAGCGCCACGCTCCCGACAGGGTAGGCACGCTGCCATCTGATCTGTTCAAGCAGGTCGCGCAGGCTGAACGCGAAGCGCCGCTCCTCCTCGCCCCATCTCGTCGGGATCGTCGGAAAGAGGAGACCGTAGTTATTAGGTTTTCTCATAAGTCCTCCTTAGTCCGGATCGAGTTCCAGATCGATCTTGATCCCGCCCGCGATGGTGTATGGCAGGGCGTCATGGCTCCGGATTTCCATCCGGAAAATCCTACCGTGCGTATTCAGGTTCGTCCGCAGGAGCTTGTTCGGTTTCACCTTGATGCGTTTCTCTTTGAACTTGCGCTCCGTCCGGATGCCCATCCACAGCTCGACAGGAGCCTCGCACTCGACCATCAGGTACACGGTGAATGCACTTTTGATGGAGCTCTTCACGCCTAAGTCCTGGTATCCGGATACCCACTTCACGGGCATAACCTTACCCTGGGTGTCATCCAGCTCGAACACCTCACCCGGGAAAGCGGCGCTCGTATAGAACAGCCGCTCATTGATCTGCAGGAAACTCTTCACTGTCATCCCCGTCCGCAGGCTGATCGTCCGGTTCCGGGTGTCATACTGAAGAATCGCGTTGCAGTAGGGGCTGTCGTTGATGGGAAGCGCAAGGCAGTACACCCCGTCCCACATCCCTGCACAAACCAGATCGGTCGGGCTTCCAGTCACCTCTTCCCAGTGCTCCGGAGTCCAGGATTCCCCGGCGATGGAGCCGTCTGGCTGTGCCTCAGCCAGAATCGGAACAATGCACCTGTAAATCGTTTCCTCGTGAGTGCTCAGATCGCCGTAGCTGTAGGATCGATTCTCGGAATATTCCGGCGCAATGTACTCCCGGCTGAGCTGCTCCCGCATGAGAATCTGGGTTGGCTCCTGCAGAAAAGGATGTGCCCCGCTTCCGTCGTACCGCATCATGCCGTATTCACCCATCATGTAGGCGTACTCGCCTTCAACGGCAATCGTGTTCTCCGCGATGGTGCCGCCACCGTACTGCCGCTGGATCGTAAACTCGCCGGGGTTCGTACCGGAGATACGCCAGATGGAATTGCGCTTGATCGCCAGCAGTGTATTACCGTACTGCTTCAGGCTCAGGAAGCTGTCTCCGTCCCATGTGGGCTGAAGGATATCCCCGGCTCCGTCCTCCGGGATCTGCGTATTGGCCGACCAGTCAAACGGATCATACGGTGCGCTGTACACCAGCATGTCCGGCTCGTCGGTGATTCCGCTGCCCCAGATGCGCTCGTTGTACCGGGCCAGCACTCCGAAGTTTTTAGGCGTCGTCACCCTGCCAACTTCCTGCGTATCGCCGTACAGGCAGAACATCCCGTCCGTGGCGTTGGTGAAAAGCAGAACGTCCACTGGCTCGGACAGGGAGGCCCCGGCTCGTGTGTTGACTTCGTAGGTCACCCAGTCGCAGTTATCGTCGGTCAGCCCGCTGTATCTCTGCACCCAGTCGTCGCCGCCGTCCAGCGTCTTGGTGTAAACCTTGCCCCGGCTGATCGCGACCAGCAGTGTTCCCTCCGTGCCGTATCTGCGGTGCAGGTAGGCGAGGGTGCCGATCGGGTCATGCAGAGTCTGCTCCAGCTTCCGGCCTTCGCGCATAGGTTTGAAGCTCCCGCCTGAGATATCGACATTCTCCATCTCCCGGGCGAGCTGCATCGACATGTTGTAGCCATCCCCGGTCTGGTTCAGCCCGCCGAAGCTGTTGATGTTGAAGGAGGTTTGATACTGCGGCATACTTCCACCTCCTTATGTCGGGATGTTAATGAAATTCTTGTACTGCTTTATGGTTCCATCCGCATTCAGTCCGGAGAGGCCACCTTCTCCGTTGATCCGGGAGATCACTTCATCGAAGGCCTGTTTGAAGTATAGCCCGCGCTGCTGCTTCTGAGGGTTCCCGTTTCGATAGACCAGCCAGGTGGCATAGTCTGCCAGCGCCCGGTGAATCCAGTGCGGCACCGCCGGGATGTCCTCGTCATACACCAGCCTCGGGTAGCCTCCCGTCGGAACGTGGCCCTTCGCCCAGGCCTTGATGATCTTGTCGTACCCCTCGTTGACATAGTCCTCCACATGCGGGAGGTAGTCCTCCAGGTCGTCCGCGTCATTGTTGGTCTGGAACATGACCTGCTCCTTGATCTCTTTGAAGGTCATAGCCTCTCACCTCACAGATTCGGATACCGCTGTTTCAGCATGATGTAGACTTCAGGAGTCACATCCACGTACTCGCCCCGCTTGATCCGGGTAAAGTCATCGCCCGTCTCGTTGCTGATACTGACGTGCTCATACTGATCCACAGCGACGCCCGTTGCGTCGTCATTCTCCCGCTTCGGGATGTAGATCCTCACGCGGGTCTCCTCGACCGGCTTTTCCTTTTTTGGTACAGCAATCGTCTGACTGCTCTTAGGCATAAATATTCTCCTTTCTAAGAATTGCCCCGGAAGAAACACTCTTCCGGGGCAATCCGTATAACTTAGGCGCTTACACCGTGTTCAACCCGGACGATGAAGTCATCCTGGATAATCGCGGCGCAGAAGTGTTTTACCTTCCAGGCGATAGTTCCGCGCTGGTTCAGCGGGTCATCAGAGCCAGAAGAACCAGGGGCCTTCACGATGGTCTGGATGTTCGGGGTACCTCTGCCGCCCAGCTGCACGATGCCGTAGGCGTCGCGGCCATAGATCAGGGTGGCATGCACTTCGTCACCGCTGGAAGCGCCGCCGCTGGGGACGACCTTCAGAAAGTTCGTGGTAGTCCAGTCCGTAGTGTCGGCGGGCACCCAGCGGAACGTAACGGTCTTCGCCGCAGCGTCCACGTACTCGATGCACATGGGCGTCACATAGTCGGTGCTGGACTTGGTGTACTGCACGTAGACCAGCTTGCCGGTCAGCTCGCGGGCCTCGTCCTCGCTGATCGTATCAGACACGGTCATGGTACGGGTCGCAGCGTTGAAGGCGGTCGCAGTCAGAGCTGTCTTGGTGCCATACAGATAGGTCTCGTTGGTGAAGATCTTGCCGTTGTCCACTTCGAAGAACTTGACCTTATAGATAGTGCCGAGCTCATACTTCTGCACCCGGGCATCGCTCTGATACGTTGCCACATCAATCCAGTGCTGATCCTGCGTCAGATCAAAGTAGGTGTCGTGGTCGATCTTCGCGTGGTAGTAGCCGTCAGAGAAGGGCTGAGCGCCCGCCTTCTTCAGCTTGCGAACCACGCGCTTAATTACCGCATAGTTAATAACGTTCGCACTGGTCAGGGCGGCGCGGCTGGTCACGGAGCCGGGATACATGACGTTCAGTCCGGCGCAGATCTCATCACGCACGATGGTGTCGATGGACAGCCGGGCCTGATTGTTCAGCCGGTCGGACATGGCTTTGGTCATGTTGTCGATATGGAAAAGATCGAATTCATCCGTGTAGGGGATGTAGCCGCCGTAGGGCTTGGTCATCACGGAGAACTCGGTTTCCTGCAGCTTCTGGCCGTCAGGAGTCACGCCTTCATACAGGGGCTTCGTGATAGCGGGAAGCTCGGTGAAGCGGTGGAAATGAACGTGCTTGCCGTTGTGCTCAGGCTGCTCGATCATCTGAGCGTCGGAGGCATAGCCCAGGTTGGGCTGCACGTTCTTCAGCGCCTGCCTCTGGAAATAGTCCTGCAGGGTAGGGCTTACGCCCTGGTCGTAGGAATAGTTCATGTTGGTAATAGGCATTCGTAGCACACTCCTTTATACTTTGAAGCGCGCTCCTTCCTCCAGCCTCTTGTTCAGTCTTTCAAACTGCTCATCCGTCATGGAAGCGATCGTGGATTTCTCCGCGCCGCTCGCGCCGTTGGAGGAGCGCATCGGAGAGGGTGCCCTTCTTCCGGCCTTCTTCTCGGTGAGATAGTCAGCCACGTCATAGAAGTCCCACTCTCCGCTGATCACTTTGTTCTTGGTTTCCTGGTTGGAATTGAACTCAGCCAGCACGTCGATCTTCCGTGTACCCATGATCTTGTCGGCCTGATGCTGCAGCATATCAATCCGGGTCTGGATCGCGGTGTCGTCGTTCTTCCTGGCAAACTGTCCGTTGTCGTTCCGGGGCTGCTCGGGCTTGGCCGCGGGAGTGCTGGCCTGTCCCTGCCCCTGCCGGTAGCGCACAAGCTCCTTGGCGGTCTCAAGGTCTTTCACCTTGCCGCTCCGCACAAGCTCCTGCGCGTCCTGCTCCATCATTCTTTCCATCAGCGGAGCCAGCTTCGCGTCGTACTCGGCGCGGATCCTCTGCTCCGTTTCCCGGATGGCCTTGTCCACCGCCGCCCCGACCCGCTTCTTAATCCATCCGGGTTCACTGTTCCCGGAGGCTTCTGCCGGATTCGCCGGTTCGCTTTCGGTCTGCTGGGGTGCCTCGTCCATCACGGAGTCCAAAGTTTCCGATGCATCGTGTTCCTCGGTGACAGGAGCCTCAAGCTGGACGTCGTCTCCAGCAGCCTCTGCCTGAATGTTCTCGACCATTTCTTCCATGGAAAAAATTCTCCTTTCATCCGGCGCGAAAACGCTGTCCCGGGTGTATATGCAAAAGCCCTGCGAAAACGCGGGGCCGATTGCCGGTGATTATTTCTTCAAGTCCTGTATTTCGTGCTGAACCTCGCTCATCTGGCCTTCCAGTATGTAGGTTCTTTCAATCACGCTATTATGCTTGTCAACCTTGCTCTCAAGCTGTTTCAGCCTGTATTCCATCAGCGCCTGTGACCGCCGATTACTCAGGTAAGTGCCGATCAAAGCACACCCTGCTGTGATCAGGCTCCCTGCGATTGCCGTCCCTTCCATCGGTTACACCTCCTTGTTCTTTAAGAATTTGGTCATGATGTAACCATCAGCGGCGTACCGGACACGTGCCCAGTCGCCCTCGATCTCGAGCACCTCACATTCCTCGCCCTCGCGGAGGACGCCAAGCTTCGTGCTCTGAACGGTCGCCCCTTTCCGGATGTTCACTGTGCCGTCATTCGGCACGTCCACGTAGGCCTTTCCAGGTTTCAATCCGATCACCTCGTCTCTTTTGTCGGAGTAGCCGATCCCCCGGATCAGCCCGTAGTGCGACCATTCGGACAGGGAAGAGGAGACGACGCCCGCCTGGGTGCCCTTCGCCTCGACCACCTGATTGTTCCCGACGTAGATCCCCACGTGGTAGAAGTCCGTCCCGTTCCGCAGCTTGAACACAAGCGCCCCGGCAGGGACGGAGTTTCCAGGAATCGCGCCCTTCTCGAACAGCGCGTCCCTCCACTGGGAATTGCTTCCGTGTGCTACGGAGACCCCGCACTTCTTGCACAGGTACTTGACAAGCCCGGAACAGTCAGCCACGTAGTGGCCGACCCACTTCCGTCCGTACCTCCGTGCCTGCTCGTACTTTTTGTCGGTCGTCTTGTCCATCTCGTTCTGCATCTCTGCAGTCCATTTGACCCCGGCTCGGCCAAAGATATAGCCCCACTTTTTCTGGAGGATCTCCCTGGCCATCTTCGCCAGGTCTTCGCCCATGTACATGGTCATCACCTCCTTATGTCGGGAGCGGAGCCCCGGTCTGCACCCCAAGGGTGTTCCTCGCGGCGTCCACCACAGCATTGGCGCTGTCTGGAGACTGGAGCATGCTGGTGGCTCCGACGGTGCCCGGGCTCTCGCCGGGCGCGGGAGCGCCGCCGCCCCGCTGCCGGTTTCCGACAGTGGCCAGCGTGTTGCTCATCTCAGCGGTCGTCTTCCGCAGGCTCGCGTTCTCAGCCCGCATCTGTTCCATCTGCTGGCCCATCTGCTCAACCTGCTGCTGGAGCTGCTGCATCTGCTCCTGGTAGTGCTCGTTCGCCTCGATGACGGGGAGAATCTTATCCTTGCCGTCAAGGTTCAGAATCCTGAACAGAGCGCTGACGGGGAAGAACTGCTGTGCCTGTGCCGCCATATTGTAGGCTTCGACGAACATCTGGTTCTGGTTGGCGATGCGCTGAGGATCCCTGCTGGATACTTCGATCTGCACGGTATAGGGAGGAGGGTTGACCACGCCCTTGCTCTTCTTCCCGAACAGCTTCTTCGTATCGACCTTGACCGGGAGCTTCCGGCCTGTGATCATGACGACCCTGTCGTCATCATAGAACTGGGCCATCAGCCAGATGATCTGCTCGACGATCTGCTTGAACCCGTACTTCAACTGTTCCGTCCGCATGGAAGCAATCTTGCCGCCCGCCTGGATCAGGCTGTTGATGGCCTTGCCGGAGACGATGCCGCCCGTGGTCTCGCCACGGGTGAACTGATTCGCGCCGGAGTCGGCTTTCAGGTCGCTCTGAAGCATCGTCATCAGCTGAACAATGGTCGTGCCGAAGGGCTGGTTCTGTAGCCACTGCAGATTGTCCGGCGTGATGTTGTCGCCCTCGATGATATCGTTCTCCCAGTTGGCCAGCGCTTCCTTATCGATGCCGGAACCGTTCCGGATCAGCAGCCTTCCCTTGGAGCTCATCCTGGCGTTCATGTCCGCGTAGCTCATGTACCGGTTGATATACCGCATCATGGGGACAAGCTCATGCACAAGCCCTTCGCCCGCCAGGCTTCCTTCGACGCTGTCGTGAACATCCACAACGAAAGGATACATACCATGCGTATACACATCCTTCTGCTTCTCAAGCAGCGCCCCGCCAGCGGCGTAGGCGACGTTCACGGTGTATCTCCGGGTGGAAGCGTTGTACTCTCTCCACCAGTATTCAATCATCAGCGCCCGCTTCTCGTCGCTGACATGCTCGGCATCCTCCTGCCCTGCGGTCATGCCCACGTCGGCGTGGGTACCGTCCTCAGAAGTGACGTACTTGCCTTCTTCCGGATAGTGATCCCGGAACCAGGATAGCGGTCTCCATCCAACCTTCATGACGGCCCTGCAGTCCTGCAGGTTGTCAGCGGTCGGATCCCAAAGGAAGGCCTCCAGCGGCCAGCGCACCAGCGCGATCTCGCCCCTGCCATAGTTCGCATCCTGATCCCACGCCACCTGGGTGATCGCCGTGCCCGGGCCGTAGAAGTCCTCACACCTGCGATAGTGGAGCTGCTCAAAATTATTCGCACAGTACACCACGTAGTGCACCATGTCCTGCAGGTCATCGGCGGCATCCTGCGCGTCCACGGTCTCCGGCATAAGCTTCGCCTCCGGCATGGAGAGCATCTGATCAGCCACGACGTTATTGATCGTGGACTTCAGTGTCTGCATCTGCAGGGTTTTCTTTCCCTTGTTCTGATTGATGGTTATGGCTGTGTCCTGTTCCGGGTCGTCCATATGCAGGATACGCCGGGACTCCTTCGCCGCGTCGTGGTACGGCCTGTTCATCTCCTCGAAAATGTCCAGCCGGTCATAGATCGTTTCCAGCAGCTCCTTATCCTCCTCGGACAGGGGCTGTTCCTCCAGATATTCTTCCGTCAGGGCCTCGCGCTCTTTATCCGTCATGCCTGCTCACCTCTTTCCCCTCACACTTCCAGCCAAACGTCGGGCCAAGCGGATGCTTGTCCGTGTGAAGAATGAACTGCAGGGTATCTATGTTCAGCTCCACCTCAGTGCCAGTGCTCTGAATCTGCTTTACAAGAACCGGGAAAACCTGAGCCACATCTGAAAGCAGCTCCTGATCGTTCTTTGTGTTCAGCACAACATAGGCCCCATACAGAGAAGTCTCTGGAAAAGGCCGAGCACGGAGGCAGAAATCCGTCGACATAAAGGGATTCCTCCTTTTTCTTTTATTTTTTTATATGCACGCACAAACAGAGGGGGAGCTTGTTCAGCATCACCGTGCTCGGTCTTGCTTTCTCAATCTATATCAAACGGGCTGAACGGCTTATACACCTGCGGCGGCTTCTTCGTCGGCGTCAGCGGGTGCGCCATGAGCACATACCGTGTCTCGTCGTAGATATGATCCTCAGCGTCCGTATCAATGTCCTCCGGTTTCGTCTCGCTGTAGGGGAGCGTGGAGACCGTCCGGATGAAATCCTTGCAGGTCGAGAACACCTGCAACTTGGGCCGCCCGTGCTCATCGAATCTCAGCCGCTCATGCATCTGCATCTTGCCAGCGATCCGGGCGTTGTCGCCCTTGTCGAACACCACGCCCTGCCGCCGCCCGTAGAACCCGGGAGCCATCTGATCCGCGACGGAGTCGCCCCGGCTCTTGTCAAAGATGGCCGGGTCAGCCACCCGGAGAACCTTAATGTTGTCCCTGATCTCCGGAGCCTCCCGCTCCAGGATGCCCTCAGTGATCTGCGCGGGCGTCAGCTCGATGCCGACGTTCGCCTGCCGGGGCTTGCACCCGTACCATTCCTTGTACCGGTACAGGCAGCCGTCAGGGCCCATGGCGAACCACCCACAGGAGAAGGGCTTCGAGTACCCGTGGTCAAAACCAAAGTACCGCGGCCAGTCCGCAGGAATATCGAAGGGATCGATCACGTGCGTCCACAGCCGGTCGCTGTAAT